ACGACGCGGGTAGATGGCCGTTATGGACCTATGAGTGGTGGTTGGACACAGCAATACAATAACAATAAGTACTACAAATTCAATGCTTACAAGGGTAATTCCAACCCTTATGCGACGGATGACAGTTTAGGGGTTGCGAAAAGGCAGCTCCAGAACAACCCAGTCGCTCAGCACATGATGTAAATTAGTAATCGAGTAACAACACCCATTAAAATATTATCCATATATTTTAATGAGCGTATACACGTTAGATATAGATAGTGGTGAACGCGACCCTACTATATACCCGAATCCTAGTGATTATGTCATAGAACTTAAAAACCCTATTTACGATGTTAATAAAATTTCCATCGCATCTGCTCGAATTCATGCGAGTCAGTTATTGATAAATGATCGTAACAAAACGTTTGATTTTGTCGTTCACACCTCACCGGAAACGGTAGTACCTGTTACGTTAACACCCAACAATTACAATGGAAGAACTTTAGCGGCCGAATTACAGACGAAAGTTAATAACGCACTAGGTGGTGCGTACTTAACTTCTCCTATATCATTTACGTATAATAAGGATAAAAATGAAATATCCATAGATTCTTTATCATCGGCCGCTGCGGGTAGTGAATTCTCGTTTAAATTTTATGACGGCGCGAATGGGTATACATCTGCCACGGGTGGGTATACAACCCCACACGATATTCTAGGGTTACCACCGGATAATGCGAAATCAAATACACCGGCTACTGGAGGGGTTTCCGGTCTTTTGATTACGGGTAGTATCAATCTACAGGGACCTGACGCTCTCGTCATAAAAATCAGTAGCGGTGCAGAGGAATTAAATAAGACAATTTATTCAGACACACCCTTTTACACTGGTCGTATACTGATGTGTGGTGATGTCATTAATTATTCTGGACAAGACGATATCGTCGAACATAATTTCGATACTGGTTCACAAAACATATCCAGGTTACGTATACAGTTTTTTTACAGTAGTAATAACAGGCTGATTCCATATGATTTTAGGAATGCTAATCATATTCTAAAGCTAAATGTATCCTGTACGACAGACAAGTTGAAAACTATTCCGAATGTGAAAAAGGATTTTTCGCTTCCCACACCTATGCGCATACCGGAGTTTGAGGATCCGAATAGGTGGAACGCGTTTATCTATATATTTATGATAATCGTGACAGGTGTATTTTTCTTAATATTCACCAGACCGCGAAGATTTAGCGAGTGATAGCGTATGTGGGAGCCACGGGCTTCTTGACACGCTTCGAGACGCGAGAAATCACCATGTATACGATCACGGAAAGGAGGGTGGTGAAAAGCGCTGTGAGAGCGTAGTTCATACCACCGTTCTTCTGGACCTTGACGACCTGATGGATGGACCACCTGACAAGATCCATCCATGACAGGGCAGCAGCGAAGGAGAACCCAGCAACGACGGAGTTGAGGGATTGTGTTTCGAGCTCACGGGAGATCGCGATGAGTGTATCGGTAGCGACTTCGGCGGACATTTTTTTTATAATATATAAATATTTTATTCTGGTAACAACTCTTCGATAAATAAGATTTTCTTATACTTATCAGTGCTATACCCCCTGACAACGCCATCCTCCTGATCATCATCTCCATCAGTTTCGGAAATATTTCCATCATCATAATCAAATTCTTTGTATTCAGAATCTGTCCACCCTTCCAAATCAGGGCATGTTTCCATTACTATCAATTGCATTTTTTATCATTGTTTCTGACGGATTGGTTGGATTCCATCCATCCCAAGCGTCATATGCATCGTTTATCTTCAAGAATGTTTCATCTTCCCCTGAATATGGCTCGAATAAACTTTCATCCACTTCCTCATCAATCTCCATGTCACTTTCACTCGAGCTCGCTTCGTCGTAAATTTCAGGAAAATATGTCCCAATTTGTTGACCCACTGTGTGCATGGCACAATATTTCATGCAATATTCCATGTCTTTTGCCAGTATTGTGTCGCGACCACATGCCCTGGCGTAATGTCCTGAAAGCACTACCGCACTTTCCAATACAGGTGTAATAATTTCAATCGCCGATTGAGCCATTTGGGAAGACAAGTCGTCCGAGTCCATCCTGTATTCTTAGTATATTGTTACTGAGTGCGTAAACTCTAAGTTCTCTTTCGTCAACTGTGTTATTATTTAAAGTCATCCTTATGTTCTGGTCCTTGATCATGCTGAAATTTTTCTGACCGGTCGGATACCATCGTTCAGGTTCGAGTGCGAAACTATACGAGTAAAACCTTCTGAATAATTGTGTTCTCGAATGATGAATGCCACTCTGCACAGCACGCAAATTTACGACATTCCCCGTGATTTTATCGAGGATGACTTCGTTATCAAGTGTCATTTCCAAGCTTACAAGATTTTCATAATTCGTATACCGTACATCGGGTTCCCCTGGGGGTGGGTATATTTGATCAGGGTGATCGTAATCAAATGGGTGGAATGATCTAGTGGGTGTATTCTTTCTCCCTACGACGAAATAAAGTTCCTTAACAGGGTTTGTAAAACTGAGTCTAAAGTTCTCTTCGTCGCGTCCTTCTGCAATTGACACTGGAATTTGAAACGTGTTCCGTTGCAATTGTGTGATAATGTAATCGTGTTTAACCGTCTGAAGTTTAATTCGTTCAGGTTCGTCCAATTGCACAAGTTCCGTGTATATGGATACATCATCAATTTTAAGAGTAGATTTATCTAACGGGTTACTGTTACCGAAGTAAATCTGACCTCCCATTCCGGTATGTTGTCCACAATAATAATATAATACACTTGGACTGCTACGTCCCTGTATGTCCGTATCATCCTCTGGTACAACGAAGGTATATACATCATTCCCATCACCATTGTTGATGACAGATGTAATTCCTGTTGTGTATTCAGGCAGTGGTATTCCCTGGCTAGTGCGACCATCTTTATAAGTAGAAAATTTGAATGGATGATTAGTGTTCGTATTATTAGCTATAGTGAACGTATAAGTACTTCCTCGATTCAGTGTGAGTGTAGGCCTGTCGACGTCGTCAATATGATATTTATTGAAACCATCAACGGCTGCTACTGTAATCGTAAAATCCGATCTAGTATCGTACGTTTCGGTAAAAGCAAAATGACCATATTGGAGGGAGTCTACACTCTCACCCATTTTAATTTCGATTTCACATTCCTGTTTTGTGAGTGCACACAAAGGTATAGCCAGTTCAGTGTTGTTATGGAAATAGAACGGTATATCGACAATGTACTTCGTGGGAGTCGTCGCCTTTCCTAAATAATCGTTTATAATAGGTGGTCCTGCACTGACCGCAATTCCCGAGTCTTCATTGGGATATTTGCCTATAAGTTTCGACAATGAACCTTGTTTTGTTTGTGTTATATAATGCTCTGTGTATATCTGTAACCAATCACGTGGGATGCGTTGTATGAGCTGCCCACCGATAACTAAATCTACGTGATCGATGATCGTATGTCCGATAGATTCATTGTATCCCTGATACGCATTTAAAGCTGGTAGATCCACATGCACTCGTACACCTTTCAATAAGTCACCCGATCCAGCTGGTATCGTACATTTTATTGTACTTCCGTATGCGATTTCACCCCTCACGACCTGTTTTACATCGTACATCGCAAAATTTGAATGTTTCCTGAATTGTTTTATGAAATGCGTATACTCAGGATTTTCTGTAAAAAAAACATCCTGGGTACCCGTTGTGGCGAGCTGGACCCGACCCGCCATTTCTATTATTAGATGTTAAAATTTTAAACCAGCTAAACCGCTTTCAATGTGTAATACATTATAACTACGAGCGTACACATCTACATTAATATTACGTGTTTTATTGGCTACTGTCGTTCCCGATGTAGTGGTCGGTAAGGTGTCGAGCTCTATATCCAATTTTTTATGAATAATGCGACTCATGTTCAGTTGACCAGTGGGATAATACACCTCTGGGTTAAGTGCGAACGAATATATGTAAAATTCATATGCGGGATCCGGACATCCGGTATGATACCGAAGTGCCTGTTGATACGCGAGATACTGACCACTGTGATCGAACACGGTCGCACCATTACATTGAAAGTCTATATTCTTAATCGTTCTGTGATCTGATCGTTTCGTGTTGGTAGATGAACTTGTGGCAATTCCTTTCAAAATACTTGAAAATGACTGATCTGCTGATGAGGTGTTGAGTAAACGGTCTTCTGCATTGAAATTGTTTCCAGTCTCTTCCTTCGCGAGAAACATGAGTTCTTTCACTGGATTTGTGAATTTCAGCAGCACAGATTTTTTGAGTTCTCCTTGTTTGAATTGTATGGTCGATTTTTGTAATTGGGTAATTACGTATTCCATCGGACGCGTGAGTAAGAAGTTTTTTTCATCTTCTGTGATGAAATAGAAATCAGTTATGAGCGAGGCACTCTTAATAGAACCTTCGGTTGTTTTCTCTCTCGTTACAAGTCCATTAGATGGTATCGTGTATTTAAATGATACGTCATCATCTACATCCCTGAATGTTATACGAACTTCTACGAGTTGTTTAGTGAGTGCGCATATAGGAACCGCTAAACTCGGGTTCCTATGGAAATAGAATGGAAGGTTGACATAGAATGTATTATAACTATCAGAGACTGTCAACGTCTCATTATGACCATTCATAAAATAGAGTGACCCACCTGAACCCGCGTCATCCTTATTACTATGTAACTGATCATACATATAAATATAGTCTCCAGTAAGTCTCTCGATGATTTGTCCACCTATCACCAGGTCAGCATACTTTATGATACTCTTACCCACTGGTATATTGTAATACGGGATACTCCCCGCTTCAGGGGTGAGGTTCCCAAGTTTAACTTTTAGAATCATTCCCCGTATGAGATCACCGATGTTAGTAGGTATACGACATTCTACAGAACTCCCAAACGAAATATCGCCAGTGAATGGCATTTCCACCGATTCCGTAGAGAAGCGTGTATGTCTCTTGAACAGCGTCACAAAATACGAGAACTGTGGTTCTCCAGTAAGCCACTGATCCTGGATACCCGTGACAGCAAGTTGCACGCGACCTGCCATTCTTATTACACGTGAGTAAAATTTTATGAAATAAAACGGGGCGGTATTATAGATGGATTTGCGTTTAAGAAAATTTAATCCCGCGACAATGGCTGATGACAAAGTTCTCGTGTTTATCGGTAAACGTAATACAGGTAAGTCCACACTCGTGACAGACATCCTGTGGCATAAAAAACATTTACCAGCAGGGATCGTACTGTCAGCGACTGAGGAAGGTAATCATTATTATCAGCAGTATATTCCAGACCTGTTCATATACGGTGATTACGACAGGGAAGCTATAGAACGCGTGATGGATCGTCAGAGAAGGCTCGTGGGTGCCGGTAAAACAAATTGTGGTGCGTTTTTACTTTTGGATGATTGTATGTATGATAACAAATTCATGCGCGATACGTGCATCCGTCAATGTTTCATGAACGGTCGTCACTGGAAAATCTTCTTCATGTTGACAATGCAGTATTGTATGGACCTTCCACCAGCACTTCGCGCAAACGTTGATTATGTTTTTATTCTCAGGGAAAACATCATCCAAAATCG